GATCACGTGCGAAGAATTCTAAGTCTAAGACACGCAAGGGAAAGTCATTGAATCAATCCTTTGCTAGACTATTCCGAGATGTATGGAAGCAACACGTGCAGGTTAAACATCAATAGGCATTACAAGACAATGATAGAATGGGTTAGACTACGAAATAATGTTATATCTAATATTATTTCGTTTTCTTGTATTCTTGGAATAGCAACTCTTTTTACATTGACTGTGGAACATCGATTTACAATACAAGGAGTGCATAGTATAAAATATGCCATACGATATAGATATGGCAAATTCAGCTAAAAAGTATTATACTACGGCCGCTGGTGTTATGAACTGGGCTGCCTCCGAATTAGAGCATGTTGGTCGTATAGCATCTGTAAAAGATACTGATATTCAATATTCCTATGCACTGAGCACTGTCAACAGCATGTTACACCTTCGTGATGCACTTGTGGAACTGTTAAATGATCCTTATTATGTAACTTACAAGGAAGATCTTACACGCACACATGATCAGGTAGTACAGGTTATCAAGAAACTTATTAAAGATTATTCTGTAAATATTGAGACTATACGAGCATTTAACACCAGGAAAGTACTAGGAAATCTTAAGAATTTTGCCCCTTCTCCTCCTGCCCCTTCTGCCTCTTCTGCCCCTCTAAATGTTAGGCCTGTAGGAATGAACGGTAGACTTGCTATGAATCCTAGGGCTCCAGGAATAAATGCTAGAGTGATGACTAATGCTAGAGCTCCAGGAATAAATGCGAAGCTAGTAGTCAATCCTAAGCCAACAGTTAACCAGCCATCTAAATCTTGGTACTGGCCATTCTAACTTAGACTATACTCTTATCTATAAAATTGAATATGCTATCTACTATATACTACTGTAAGGATCAATTATGGAAACTACCAGTACTATACAAGCTCCTAGTAAAGGCTCAGAGATTGCTAAAACTGGCAATAAGGCACAGGTTCTTATGACTGCAAATTCTCAAGTTAAATCATTGCTTCAAGAATACTTTACGAAATCAATTGAATCTATAGTTGAATTACCAGGTAGAAAAAAGACAGATCTTATTATAAGATTTGCAGATTCTTCAGTAGCAAAATGTCAATTGAAACATGGGAAAGGAGATGGCCGTGGTCATAGCGTTGATCGCCGCTCGCTAACAAATTTCCCACTGGATGATACGGGGAAAGAATTGTTAAGCAATGTCTGTTTAAAAAAGGGTACTAATCGACCAATAGTCAATAACCCTCTAACACTCATTCCACTCATCCTACTTGGTGTAGAAGAAGATGCTAAACCAACACACTTTATATGTGTACGATTTGACCCTACTACAGATGAACTTCTCTACTTGAGTATTGCTACTACAGAAAAAGTTATTGAAAAATTACAAGAAAGAACATATACAGCTATTAATCCTAAGAGAACATGTGTTCATATTAGCCCTGATATGTATCTTCAACGTAAAGGCGGTGGTAAAAAAGATTCTCGTCCCGATGATATTCAGACAAAATTGAAGAGTTTCCCAGAAGGTACTATGAATGTCATTTACGAGAAGCCATAAACCATGTTTCTACAGGCTTTACAAATGCTTGTACAACATTAACTACAATACTATTCCCTAGATAGAACAACATTTCTTCATTTTCAATACCACTATACTTGTATGTCATTGGAAATCCAAACATACCCAAAGCCTCTTTTATACTGAGTCGACGAATAGTATCACCTACCTTATACAAGCCTGTTTTTGCCCCTGGCCCACCTGATGAGGCACACAAAGTTATACCTACGTTCTGTATATCATATACACGTTCTCCTTGTCTTCCCCCTCTTTTTGTTGCGATAGATGTCACATCATATATAATTTTGGGCTTACATATATGTATCTCTCTTGCGGTTTTTGCGACTAAGGCATATTTTTTACGATTAATATCATCTTTGACAACCGATGTATCAATAATGGTTGATACTGGTCTTACTACTCCATTACCGCTTGGAATAGTAAAGGGCAGTTTCTTTGTAGCAATAATAAAGATACGCTGCCTAGCTTGAGGAGATCCAAAATCAACTGCATTTAACACTTTCGACGTGACTGTGTAAGAACGATCTCGTAGCTCTTTTTCAATTGTCTTAAATGTATTCCCGTCATCATGTGTATGTAGATTCTTTACATTTTCAAGAATACACATTGGCGGCTGTTTCGCATCTATGATACGAAGTATTTCATAAAATAGATTACCTTTTTCTTTATCTTGAAAACCTTCTTTATTTCCCGCGATACTGAATGGCTGACAGGGAAATCCTGCACAGAGCACATCAAAGTCTGGTATCTTATCAGTCTTAATATCCTTAATATCACCTTGAGGAGCTAGACCATAATTCTCTTTATATATTTTTTGGATACCTTGATTAATATCGGAAGCGAGTACACATTCAAATTGATCTGATATGTTAAAGGCTGTATGAAATGCTCCTAAGCCGCAGAATAAATCAATGTAGCGAATTTTGCCTGACTTACTCATACTGGTTGACTATAGTATTCTAGTATTGCTACTGTCAATTTTTATAGGATCGTTTATCTTACAGAGAAACAATTCAATAGTACTCCAGTAGGGATGACTAGGCCAAAAGGCCAAACGGATAAGCTAAAAGGCCAAACGGATAGACTAAAAAGCCAAATAGATAGGCTAAAAAGCCAAACATCATGCTGTATATGTCTAGACTGTCCTTCAGATTCGAATCCTATACATTTACTGGCATGCGGCTGTCGTGCAGCATGGTTTCATCAAGGGTGCCAAGACAGCTGGACAGATTCTTTACAACTACAACCACTTATATGTCCTACATGTAGACGCCCGGTTCCAGTAAAAACAAACTACTCTTTTTCATATTATGCTGGACCCGATCAACGCGATCTATGGCATATTGGAATTGCAATTACAGGTGAAACTCTTATAACACTCTATATATCAAGAGCACAGATTCTTCCGTATCAAACATTATCTATTATGTTACTACCATATGTCATATCATCCAATAAAACAATGGACTTTTACATAAAACATGTAAAATTAAAATACATACTACAAGCTATAGCTATTTTACTATCAGTATATGATACTGAATCGACTATACCGATGATTGTATTTTATGGATATTGGTATACAATTATGTTACATCTATTTACATATGTATCCTATGTGAAGGAACGACCTGTACGCAATGATCCTTGCTTACCATTTGCAATTAGTCGTGAAATTATCCATATTGATACTCTAACGTAAACTATATCCTGTACCTTGGAATGGAATGAAAGATGGTTTGGCAAGCGTAGCAGCAGGCGTAGCGGCAGAAGCAGAAGCAACCATAGAATCAAACTCTTCCTCAAGAGCTGCAGCTGTAGCAGCAGGAGGAACGCATACATCCTCCTCTTTTTCAACAGGATCTGCCAGAATTTCTAGTGATATTTCAGCTCCATCTAAGAATATAAATCCATCAGCCGGTTCACATACTTCTAGCATCAATAGGATATGTTCAAATGCCGGCACAGGAATAATTTGACCCTGTTGTAGGACTCCAAGCTGTGAGAGAGGTTCTTCGAGAATCTCTCTTATATCTAACCACTCAGGAATATCACCTAGAGCTCTGAACACTAGTTTAGTAGCCCTAGGAATATCCTCAGACTTCTGGAATTCAATTGTAATGGATTCAGAAGGGCCATTGTACTCTGCTGCATCATCACCACTTCCTTCAATTCCTAGCCCTTCTAAGAACCATGTTGGCATACAGAGTGAGGATCTCATTCCTGCAACTTCAATCGGCTCACCAACTGCAATACGCCCTTCTTGCTCCCCATTACGAATTACTGCAATCCATCGTGATGATCCTTCATCATTGCCACTATACATTCTACGCATGAGACTTGTAGTAGGCCGTGCACACCATTGATCACCAGCATCCAAGAAGATATTGGAATATACTTGTATAGTTGTCATCGTGGTAAGTATCCTATAGAACATCCATACATTCAATTTTTTTAATGGTACAGAATTCCTGCTATCTGTTCTTTTTCATTCGGATATAGAGTGCCACATATATAATCAATCCAGTACTCTCCAAAATTATAAGAAGGATACCGATGATGTAATAGGTGATGATTTCCAATTAAGAATATACATCTAGAATCATGTCTCATTAATCCACGTATACTAATACATGTAGCAGCTATACATATATCTTGTAGTGTATAGGTATATACTAGAAGAGGGAAGAGGAAGCCAATGCTCTGACCGACTGTTTCAACAATATGTCCCTTGTGTGTATCGAGAAATGTAGGATGCGTATATTCATGATGTTCACTGTGAAATTTATACCCCCTTCGTGTATGTAATAGTAAATGAGAAATGTAAAACCAAATATCATATGAAAGAATGGATATGACAATTAAGAACATTCTAGTATAGTAGTAGAGATGTTTATAAAAGATCCAGGAATTAATTCTGTAGAAGCAGCAATCGGAACACTTGTATTACATGATCGTGATAAAGTAGTTATTAAATTACGAATGAAAGATTTATTAGTTGAATATAAAAATCGTTCAGTTCGATATTCATACTCCTATAACATATTGCGTGTAATTATAACAGTTGGATCTTTAATTGTTCCTTCTGTAATGTCAATTGAATATATGAATAGCACTGATTCTCGTACTGGATCAGGAATATATTGGCTTGTATGGATTATATCATTATTTGTAACAATAAGTAATGGTGTTGTTACACTTCTGAAAATAGATAAGAAATATTATGTATTAAATACTACATATCAGCATATTACAAGTGAAATGTGGCAATACATCGAATTATCTGGAAAATATAGTGGCTTTTATACACCAGGTCAAGAAGCGACACATCAAAATCAATTCATTTATTTCTGTCATGTAATTGAAAAGTTACGTATGAAACAAGTACAGGATGAATATTATAAAGTACTTGATCAACCACATACTACACAGCATCAGGGAAGTGATTCTTTAATTCCTCCCACTCCTCTAAAAGAATTATTTGCACCTGAAGAAAAATCGGTAATAGAAGTAAATGGGGAACACCAGACGACGGTCAAAAGGGCAAATTCGGTCAGCGTTGCCCCAGCACCTGTTAGATCCCCTTGATCCTAATTTATTAGCCTCTTCTACTACAATGAAATTCTCAGGAGCCAGATGTCAGTGTTTAGCAACATGTCCGAATCCACCATTAGAAGGCGAAGCATTTTGTAAAGATCATATGAAATCATGTCCTCGCCGTGCTCCTCTTAGTGGGTCTGAGCCTTATTACCAACCCTGGAAATGGAATGTTCCCAAAATACAAAAAACCCATAATTGTTTTAGTTATTCCTTTAACATATTTGATAAAAAACAATTAGTAGCATGTGAAAAAGATCCAACGTGTGATGTTCCATTTCATCAACCTGGCAGTGTAAGTGGGTATCCTAAATTTAATGATACAGATCCTAAAACATGTCCTAATATGATTTCACGTATTATGGGTGATAATCCATCCGTTCTTCCTAGTGCTTTTGAATTACGTTGTCCTAAGGGAACATCGAAGATTGCTTTAATAGTCGATGAAGATCAAGATTATCATTTCCTACGTCAAGATGCCCCTACGAAGAATTCTCAAACTGGTTTCTTTTCTCAAAAAAGTGGTGAAATGCCTGTGACAAATCTTGATGCAATGGGTCATAAAATTTTTGATGTAGCATTAGCAAATCATAATTTTACACGGAATCGTGATACGAATTTAGACTATGACCGTTTTTGTGGCTATTTCTGTGTGCCTCGCAATCGCCTATTATTTGTAAAAGTTGGTGGGAAACGGTTTCGGAAAACTAGGCGACCAGTTAAATAGCTAATAAATACTATATAATAGTATGTTAACTTTACTAAATAATGTGTGTGGATTAAACACAGATAATTTAGTAAAACCTAAGGAACACACGACAATTATTCAAGATTCATTTGATGTAAATCCTAATACTCGTAATATATATATCCAAGTAGAACCTCAAGCTATTTGGCCATTACAGGATAAGATTATTCAACATGCACATACGTACTCTCATATTTTAACATTTAATGATGTAATCCTAAAAAAGTGTCCAAATGCTCATAAATATCTGTTTGGAATGACACGTATTCTAAAGGATGATTATGAATCTATTGATATACACTCAAAAAAATTCATGATAACAAGTGTAACAAATGATAAATTATTTACGACTGGTCACTATTTTAGACATAGCGTATATTATAATCAACATCTTATTACATCAATACCTGTAAGATTTCATAGAAGTGCAGATTCTAAGAATCTCCAAGTAATTGTTGATATTCCTCGTTTAGGTCAAACAGAAGAATCTAAAATCGATCTATTTAAGGATTCTCAATTTTCTCTTGTCTTAGAAAATTCTAGACAGGTAAATTATTTCACAGAGAAATTATGTGATTGCCTTATTACAAAGACAATCCCAGTCTACTATGGATGCCCAAATATATCTGAATATTTTGATACAACTGGGTGGATTATTCTAGAGAATGAAAATATGCTAGATATGATTGAAAAACTAAAGGCTCTTACACCAGACTATTATATGAAGTATATTGATACTGTACATAAGAATTATGAAGAAGTAAAGAAATATCTTAATATTGAAGAAAATATTAACAGATGTCTACGAACTATATCAGATTATTAATTAAAAATATTCTGTAGGAATATTTTCAGTAGAATTTTCTACACTTTCCTTCTTATATCCAGAATTTAAGAGTGCTAATGCTTCCATAGCAGTTAAACGTTTTCTGGGATCAGCATGTAAACAACCCTTTAACACATCTGTAATCACACGATAATGTTGATTCCATTGTTTTTGTATAGATGAATATACTATATATTTATACAGAAGTTCAAAAAATAATACTCCTACTCCCCAAGAATCACACTTTCTCCAATATGTTTTGTAAAAGGATACCCAGGCATCATCACCCTTCCATTCCATTTGATGACTCCAGAAATCTTTGAGTTCTTCTCTTTGAGAATTCATTGATACTTTAAAAAATCCTTGAATCTTTGTAAAAATTGCCTTGCTACGAATAGTTTCTTCAATTGAATATGATATTGTTAGCCCTTGTACAATTCCATTTTGCACTGCAAATTCTGGTGTCTGTGGTGGAAATTCAGGAGAGAAACTATATGTATGATGCATTACATCATCTTCAGTGAGCTCATCACCAATAAATGCTGATCCAAAATCAATTAACTTGAAGACATCCTTTGTATCTACAATAATATTGCCTTCGTGTAAGTCAAAATGACATATGCCTTGCTCATTTAATTTAGCAACACTCTCTAACATATGACGAAGGGCATCAATGAAATTGAAAGATGATGTAATTCCATATAATCGAAGTGGTGTTCCACCATAGGGTGATAGTAATTGTGTAAGTTTAGAATCAGACGTTTTTCTGTATAATTTACATTGCTGAGCATATTCCTTCCGAAGACGTGTAAAATTAGATTTTACACAGTCATCCTCTTCTTGGATAATATAATAGGAATCCCATCCTTCAATTCCACGAATAAGGGTTGCAATACTTAGCTCAATTGCTGCATTCTCTTTTCTGATAATTTTTCCAACTATACGTGCTGCTTTTGCCCGTGCTTTCGACTTTTTACAGGGCAAGGAAGGTGTAAAAGCACACCCATACGAACCTTCTTGTAATAGGTGCGGCTCTTGTCCTTTCATATCTACTCATTGGAACATTAGAACAGGGGACGATGAACGTCTTTCCTTTTTTACTTTTATGTACAATTATACTTTTAGGAATTGTTGTTACAAGTGAGCTCTTAGCACCTAGACTTTTGCTAGAAGGTTTTTCTGCACTTCCAGCGTCTTCCTATTGGTCATTTGCCGCTGCACCTAGAAATGATATTGGACCGGATCAAGAAGACCCTGGCTTTATCCGTGACCCGAGATATTTTAATGGATATACTGATGTAAGTCGGATTGGTGCTCCGTATGATTTTTGTCGTATGATAGCTCCTTCCGATGATCCTACAAACATGTTTTTTGCATGTGCTCTCGCAGGCACTGAAAATCTATCATCGACAAGTTATCGTACGACAACTGTTAAAAAAGGTTTTCGCCTATCAACTGATGATTACATGCGTATAAATGTACAGGGTCGTGGAGATTACTGTCGTATTCTTAAATATAAGGACGGGTCCTATCAACCTATTTGTGCTCGTTCTCAGGATATTGGCTTTGATTCTCGTGAACTGATAGATCCTTCTCCACCAGAGTCTATTGTGCGTCTATTATCATTTTATCAGGGTTGTGTGCTATGGCTACGATTCTATGCCGATATGAATGATTATGTAAAATCTGTGACTGTACAGACTGCTGGCTCCCTACTAATTGATGAATCTATTCAAGAGACAACCCAGGGACTATCGTTTAACGGGGCCAATCAGTATTTGCGTATTTCTGATTCTTCCGACTTAACACTTGGAACTGTTGTTCCGATACGATCAATTCGAGCATGGATGGTATGGGTCTATTTTGATGAATTTACAAATAATGCTAAGGTCTTTGATTTTGGAAATGGATCGTCGCGTGATAATGTATTTCTAGGAATCTTAGGGAAGGGAGATTCGGCAGTCAGCAGTAATAGTGGCAGTGAGGGCGAATCAACTGTTCCTACATGCCCATCAGGGCAACAAGCAGTGCTGGAGATGAGTCCTCAACGCCTTTTAGCGACTACGGATGCAAATGTGGATGAATTTACATGTACTGACCCATCTATTCTTCCTAAACGCCTATCTCCGAGTAGATTACCGACACATGAACTTGGGCAGTCAACAGGATCTGCTACATTACTCTATGAAGTCTGGGATAAGCAATCTCGTAAAATGAGTATTAAAGTCAATGGTGTAATACCATTACATAAGTGGACACATGTTGTTATTACAAGTACGACGGATGATGCGTTCCGTCCTGATATTGTTGTATATGTGAATGGTGAACAAGTATTTGAGAAAAAATCAGGATTCTTGCCATCGACTAGTTCTATGACGAATTGCTATATAGGAAAAAGCAATTGGGCATCCGGTACTCAGTATGCGAATGCTGATACATTATTTAAGGGAAGTCTATTTGATTTCCGTGCCTATCGTACAAGTGCTCCTCTCCAACTCATTCAAGACTCTTATGCCTGGGGCAAAGAAAAACTAGGGTTAGAATAGAAATGGCAAAGCGTGCAGGCACTCGTAAAGCAACTCGCAAGGCAGGCAAGAAGACTCGTAAGTTATCTCCTAAGCTAAGGGCGTGGAATGAGAAGGTGATGAAGGTGTATCGCGAGATGAAGAAGAGGGATCCTAGTACCAGGCTAGGTGATGCAATGAAGGCGGCTAAGAACCAGTAAATGGAGCTGCTGCTTCTCCTACAGGCACTGCTGGTTCTCCTGCAGGAAGTGTTGCTTCTGCTCCTGCTGCTCGTGCTTTTGGTGCCACTTTATTAAATGCATTCCATCTCCAATCATTTGCAATTTGAGGAACTGAACAATTTTTCATTCGGCTCACATGTAATAGACTATCATTTACATATGTGCGTAGATTCCTAAACTCGGTAATAGTCGGCTCAAAATGTTTAATTACCTCTTCAAGAGTCTTATCTATGATATCATCTTGAGTTGACACTATGTTATTCAGAATCATTGTACTGGTTGTGACAAACATCTCTAACACAGCTCGAATAGCCAGATGCTTATTTCTCTTAACTTCACGCTTGCCTAGCTCAACCTTCATAGTATCTTTATCAATCTCTTTCATCAAATACTTTACTGCCAGATCACCATTATCATTCACATTAAATGCGGCCTGGTACTGTTGAACACGCTGATCAGCAATCTCACTTGTAATACGATGGACATGCATGATAAGACGCTGTGTTGGCCCTGGTAGCTTATTGATAGCTCTTTGAACATACGCATAGTAAGGTACGCCGCCACATGGAATATCTCCAGCATTTCTCGGTGCTACACCGTTTCCCTCCTTTCGCATGTACTCATAATAATGTGGATTATGTACAACACCATTTACTAAATTGCCTGTTGCCCATGAGAATGCTGTATGACAGTCTACGCACCACATTTGATCACATCCGTCTATTTTACTGATTCTCTCGCCACACTTTGGACATGGCTTTGATTCTTTGATAATAAGAGCAACACTCTCCTTCTGCCCTGGATCACATGTATGAGGTGTATCCTTCTCAGTTCCTTTCACTACTAGACAATCAGGGCAAGACCACTTCTGACATGTTCCACATTTATATGCTGTGCTGAGAAATCCACGACACTCACTGTCAGGACATTTCATAATAAATTTCGCCTTGTCTGGTGTAGCTGCCTTCTCACCTTCTGTAAGAGTCCAGGCAGGTGGTGCTCTTCCTTCAGATTCAGCAGTGTATCTCGTGATTTTTGCCTGTACTACTCTAGACTTACCATGAATCTTCATTCGCATCAACTCAACTGCCTCTAACTCCTTCTGAAATCCTTTCCAGACTTCTTGTGCTTCACGAAGATACAGTGTTGCTTCTACACGCCCTTGACGTGTTGGAAGAATAGCAATTTCCCTGTCAATCAATATATCTTCACGATGCTTCTTATAGGCCCCTGTACGGAATGCCTTTGTAAATGTAATATCCAAGAAGTCGTCATTCCAGGCTCTTCGACAGCTCATACAATGAGCATCGAGGACACCATCAACTAAATACTTTTTTACACAGATCGCACATGCCTTGTAATCACAGTAAGGACATTGTACGGGTTTTCGAAGCTGTGCTGTATAGGTATCACAGCAGATATCACACTGCATTCCCTTTGTACTTACCTATAAAACCATTGGAGCATTCAAGTTTTATTTCATAGAGTCGATTGCTTTCTTAGTTAGATTGAAAGACCCTTCACAACTGGCATTCTCTTTCCACCATTGGTAGCCAGCGGCAGACATTGCTGACCATGCCTCTTTGCTCATGGCCAACGCAGCTGCTCTCGCAGCTTTAGGATCTTCAGCGCGGATATAATGAACTCCTTCAACTGGTTGATTCCTATATCCAGACATATCAACACCAGCTGTTATAATAGGTACACAGCCCATGGCAAAACATTCAATCTCCCTATTACACTGTGTAGAAGCACCAGGAAGACAGAGGCCAAATCTAGCAGCCCTCAAGGCTTCAAGATACAGATAAGGTCTTAGTGGTGCTTCTTCCGTGAAGCTAAGAGACCATGTATCACATGCATCTTCCCATGTAACAGGCCGCCTTCTTTGCTGAGTGCGAGTAGTTGCCCTTCCATAAAATACTATACCTTTTCTATCATTATATAGACGAGGAACAGATGCCATTTCCTCCACAAGTTCAGGATTCTGTGGCCAGAATGTCCAAGGAGTCTTGCCGCCAAGCATATGCTTGTTTCCTTTCTCAGTAAGAGGTGCTGATAGTTTCCAATCATCGGTCGGCCTATCATATAAAAGAATACCATTTGTACCGACTCGTTCCCACCATACCATTGTGGCAAGAGAATGCTCTTTTACACGAACATATCCATTCTTTGCCCATAGTTGTACCATTTCACGAAACTCATTACCATCGTGTGAAAAATATCCTTCAAGGTCTTTCCTTGGAATGTGGATGAGTGGCTTAGGAAATCCATCGACTTTACCCGCTGTAAATACCTCCTCTTCCGCAAATACTTCATCAAGAATTGTTTCTTTTGTTACAAAGCGATGCTCAAGCCCACACGCAGATGATAGTTTAATTGCAACATCATTGTCACTATTTACTTCAAATACATATGCTCCAGTAGGAAGAAGCCAATTCCATCCACACACTTCTAGTCCTCCTCCTGAACATACGATACCCCAGGCTCCAGTAAGAACATCTCTCATTCTATCAGCTGATGTTCTGCCTGGATATACAATTTGTACATCAAATGCCCTTTCCAAGACATCTTCAATTCCACGAAGAAATTCCTGGGTTAGAATTTCCCCATCTTCTACAATGACAATACGCGTAGAGTTTAGTCTAAAATTACTTAGAACTGTAGGAGACCATTGAATAGCTGAACGCAGAGCTGCGACATCATCAGGAATTATACAGTCAGATTCTGTAACAGTATGTGCATATGCTGAATGACACCATACTTGCATATCTTCCTCATATTTAATTACAGGCATTTTTGCAACTCCCCATCTGAACATATTAAGTGCTTCTACAATTGGAGTTAACTCAGGGCAAAAAAATTCTCCATCCATCCAACCACTCTGACTACGAAGTTGTAGAATTCTGCTAATATACTTCAGAATATAGGTTTCCCTACTCTTCTCAGCACCAGGAGGCCAAGGAACAATCAGACCTCTTTTACATTCTAGCGTAGGAATCATCCCATGTACTTCAGCAGATGACCATACTTTCTGAGCTTTTACAGTAGGTCCAATATACATGGAAGTTGTATCATATACTAGTCCTTGATATGTCTGAAAACAGTTTGTTAAAGTTAGTATAAGTGGGCCTACAATCTTTAGTGGATTCATTGATTCTAGATTCCATGATAGTGATGTATCATTTAGTTTCTTATTCACAGAAAACATCCAGTTCTTAGCACCTCTACCTCTTACAGGAAGATTAAGTGTATAGTCAATAGCTTGTGTCATAGGAGTTAGCTTAACAATCGGATTTAGATCGTGAAATCCACTTGGTTGCACATAATGAAACATGGGTTTTGTAATAACATTTTTGTCATTATAAGAACGTACGCCACTCGCATGATAATGCCATGTCTTTAGTGTAAATGCTGGATTCACAATGAGAAACTTCTTCTTTAACATTTCTAATGCAACAGCATTATCACATCCCATATATCCAAATTCAAAATCAAGACCTTCGAGTGCTGCTCTACCTCTTTTCTTAATATCTACCGCACGCACAACCCAAGTATCTTGACTATCTGCTCGTGGTCCAAATAGCACAGGCTCGCCCTTCTTATCAATATCATATCGTAGAAGTGCCAGAAACTTATCTTCTAAGTTGACCGACCACAGTGAATTCCATGTAGCATCATCAATGCAAATATCGGCATTTGCAAATGCCACAATAACATCATCTGGCATTCCTAGAATTGCTTCCATTACATCTGCATATGTTAGCCTCTTCCCTATTACACGTTGATCAATACGAGGATCAATATCTTCCTTTTTCTCATTAAGCATGACTACACGCTCAATTAGTTTACTATCACAATTCTTTTGTAGACATGTTTGTAATTCTTGGGCCCTTATCATATTATCAGGCACATAATATTGTGTTAGCCACCATAAGCGATATGGCTTCTCGACTCTATACTGAATTCTAAGCCTCTCAGCACGCCATCCTTTTACGCCAGATACATAAGGATAGCGAAGCAAGCCGGCAAGGAGAAGCACAGCATCTTCATCTGTACCATCCCATGCGGGTCCCAGATGTGGGTATAGTTTATCAAATTCTTCAAGACATAGAACATTTGTTAGACTGGAAGGCAATGATACACGACGAGATGTAATAATGAGTTTAGCTTTACTCGAAAGTTCAGATCTCAACTCACCTTTTGTAAGAAGATAGTAAGCAGGTGCTGAACCATCAGATAATGCATCTGTGTTCACAGTGTCCCAGACACTTAGATGCTTTGAAAAAACAAGTGTTTTCTGCTCTTTCCAAATACTTGCATCAGTTTGAATTACACGAATTTCCTTTCCTGTAATTGGATGGTATGCAAACATTCTATATAAATATGTCTCTCTCTTTTTAGACATATATCTACGCATTTGGAATATTTTGAATAGATATAAATATACTATTTTGAGGAATATATGATGTAACAAATGTGCTATGTAATGCATTCTGTAGCTGATTTAATTGAATGCTACTTGGCATTCTATGATATAGTGTATAATTATTCGTGTAATTTCCAAGTGTTACACCTGTTGATAATGTTAGACGAATTGGGGAATTATAGAAATTAGATGCATCGACAAGTTTCTCATTTTCAAGCTTTGTTTGTGTATTCCCAGCATATAGATAACTTGTAAAAGGTGCACTTGCAATTGTATTTCCATATTGAAGGATGGTTGATATTGGAAGTAGAGCTACATTTGTAGCACCTGTTCCTAACTTTGTAAATGCAAAACTAGGGTATATATCTAATGTTATAATTGTGCTTATATTAATAAAACTACTAAATGTTGATAAATTTATAGATGCCGTTGAAAATACTAGATCATTTGTAAGAGGTGGCTGATATCCTTGTATTTGTGCTCCATTTACATTACCTGTAAATGGAATACTTTGATTAAAGAATGTTGAAACATACACTATAGTTGGAGAATTTATAAATGATGCAGTTGCACCAGGTGAAATTATAGCTGTTGTAACTGTATCAAACCTTACATATGATTTTACACGTGAATCTGTGGCAAGTGATGATACTAAGTCTTCTAGTGTAACTGCCCCCCCTGGACCAGATCCTCCAGTCGTATTTCCCCCAATCGGCAAATTATTTTGTAACCATATAACTGCACTTGATATACTTGATATCATAGTAGGTGTACTAACATATCCAATGCTTCCCAGCCCTGTTACAGTGCTTGTAATTATAGAATTCATCGTTGGTGTGCTTACATATCCAAAAGTACCCAGACCTACAATAGTGCTATTTACTACAAAATTAAGTGTAGCAGTGCTTACATACCCTATAGATCCAAAACTAGTTTGTATAGTTTGTGTGGCACTTGTAAGGCCTGCTGGTGTTACATATGTGCCCTGTGTGCTTAAATTTGCTAGAGCACCACTTATACTTGAATTCATTGATAAAGTACTTACATACCCTATAGATCCAAGCCCATTCACAGTACTTATAAGTGTTGATTGTAGTGTTAGCGTGCTTACATATCCTATAGATCCAAGTCCATTAACAGTACTTATAAGTGTTGAATATAATGTTAGTGTGCTTACATATCCAGCAGATCCTAATCCTTGAATGCTACTTCGAATTGTAGACATCATAGTGGCAGTACTTATATATCCTGATGATCCGAGGCCTGTTACAGTACTTGTAAGAGAGTAGTTTAGTGTGGGAGTACTTACAAAACCGGCAGTTCCAAGCCCATTCACAGTACTTATAAGTTGTGTAGGATTTACTGTTAATTGACTTGCAAGTAGAGGTGTCCAAACAGTACCACCAGATCCATCTGTAACTAGTACTTGCCCATTTGTTAAAACTTGGCCTGTTATTTGATCTACAGCGTATACTTTACGTAAAACTATTGAATCACTCATTCTTCTATCTAATAGTATTATACTCTGCGGGGAGAAGCCGCATTCAGATTCACATACTAAACAGATGACACAAGGTGGAGGTCTCCTTCAACTTGTAGCTCAAGGAAAACAAGATGTATTTTTAACTGGTAATCCACAGGTGACATGGTTTAAGATGGTATATCGTCGTTATACAAATTTTGCAATTGAATCTCAAATTATTCAATTTGATAATCAGGCAGATTTCGGTCGAAAAATTACATGTCTATTACCAAGGAAAGGCGATTTGCTTGGACCATTATGGTTAGAAATTAAACTCCCGGCAATTGTTGATGCGGTAACCGGTGTGGCTCTTTCCTATACAAATGCCATAGGGCATGCTCTTATACAGGAAATTTCATTTGAAATTGGAGCTCAAGAAATTGATAGACAGACTGGTGAATGGATGGAAATGTGGTCAAATTATACAGTACCGACTGATAAGCGTGAAGGTTGGAATGTAATGATAGGAAAAACCTCGGGTGCTAGTCAAGGCAATTCTCCTTCACAACTTGTAAATTTATATGGGCCTTTATCTCTATATGTACCTCTTCGTTTCTGGTTTTGTAAAAATCCTGGTCTCTATTTACCTTTATTAGCTATACAATATCACCCGATCCGTATTAATATAACATTACGCCCACTTCAACAATTATTTCTGCTTGATACACCAACAGTAAACCCATGTGATGTACATGTACAAACTGCGTCTATTATTTCTATGGAAATGTATGGTGATTTTGTACATTTAGATGTAGAAGAACGTCGTAGATTTGTATCACATTCTCATGAATATCTAATTGAACAAGTACAGTATACAAGTAGTTATCCAATTGACGCCGCAGCCTCTGTTGTTCAAATTCCTATGGAATTTAATCATCCTATTCGCGAGTTATATTGGGTAGTTCAGAGAGATATTGCTATCAATGCTCATCAGTGGTTTAATTATACAAGTTTATCAATTGGTGAAATTTCAAGTTTCTATATCACAAATTATCAAAATTTAATTACTACAGCACTCCTACGAATTGAAGGTTATGATCGTTTTGATATTCGTAATGCCGATTATTTCCGCCTTTTACAGCCATATCAATATCATAGTGTAATACCTGTAGATGATTATATATATTCCTATTCATTTTGTTTCCGTCCCGAGGATATACAGCCAAATGGTTCTATGAATGCAAGTCGTTTAGATACAATGACTTTACAGTTGGAGATGAATAATATGGTTACACCGGCACGTGGCACAGCTGTAGCTCGTATATATGCTCTAAATCATAATGTGCTTAGAATTGTTGATGGCTTTGGAGGCCTCTTATTCCGTATATAAGTTGACTACAATTTTAACATTTACATATAGCAATGGTGTGGGAATTCCCAGCAGTTTCCCAGAGCCGTTATGAATTTTGGAATAAGCAACAATATACACGAAAAGGAATGTGGTGGTTTACATTAGTAGGAGGATTCTTTGGTTTACATCATATTCTCTTACGATCTCCCCAAACTGGGCTAGCTTGTATGTTCGCAAATATATTAACTCTAGGATATTTTTATTTTTATGACTTAATTCAATTATCTGAATCTGGCGGACTAGGAGATGAAGGATTAAATATATATGGTCTTGGATCTGCTGCTGGGCCACTTGGGATTGCGAAAGGTATGTGGATTCCTGAGGCTGCTTCTACAAAACAACAAGGAGGGGCTAGTATAGGAGTAAGCGATGATGGTCCGCCTAGTCCCTGGTTTTTCTTAGTATATGCTTTAACAATCCCACTTCCATATTTGGCAACAGCAGTTGCTGGTGATTATCAAAATGCATTGACACGATTTCTATTTCTTATAGTTGTCCCATTTGGATTTATTTTAGGATTTTGTGCGATGATATATGATTATTGGATTTTATTATCTCAACCAGCTGATCTTCTTAAATTCGGTACAAAGCGTTTTTTTCCTTTCCCATTACTTGGATGGGACAAAGATGGGCATAGCCCTTATATAACATCTACACATGAAGGATCACAGTGTCCTCCAGATAATAGTTTTATAGGTACATTTAAAAGTTTAATTCTGTTAAGTGCATCTATTATACGTGTTGTATCGCCTGCAACAGCAGATTCCATTATAGCGGGTGTAAAGATTGCCACTGATGCAGCACATACAGCAAAAGTTGTGGTAGTAAATACAGGATCTGCTGTATCAAGGGTTGGATCGCAGGTAGCTGATGTTGCTATAAAGGGGCCTGCTGCTGCTAGTTCTGCATTAGCACATGCATCGGCTGTTGCAGCAAATCCACTAGCAATGATTGGAAAGTTAGAAGAGCCTCCAGCCCCTTCAGCACCTCCTGCTCCTCCTGCCCCTTCAGCACCTCCTGCTCCTCCTGCCCCTTCTGCTCCTGCTGCTCCCCCTGCCCCTTCTGCTCCTGCTGCCCACTCTGTGGCTGCACAAACAGGAGGCAGTTTACTTGAAAAAACGCCAATGGATTATCTAGCATTCTCAGCAATTGCCGCGTTAATTGCGAGTGGATTAGTTATTACATTCAATAGAAACTCTCAAAATGATTCCCCTCCAGACTCATGAAGAATTTGAAAAGCTATACGGCCAAGAATTACAAAAGCCAATCCTGGTCTACTTCACAGCAACATGGTGCGGCCCCTGTCGTGGAATTGATAAGAAATTCTTAGAAACAGAATTCAAGGATCTACCTATGTATCTATGTGATGTTGATGCAAATTCTTATACATCAGGTTTCTGTGGAATTCGCAGCATACCCTCATTTATGATATTAAAACCAGCACCCAAGGGTCAGCAAAAGAATATTATTTGTGGACCTGTACAACAATCAAAGACAGCTGAAGTAGCTACATGGATAAAGATAAACTTATCCTAGACAATAATAAGATGTCAACGGAGTATGATATACTCATTGTTGGCGCAGGCCTCGCTGGACTCCATTGTGCCCTGCGTCTTTCTCAAGCATATCCTAAAAAAAGAATTGCTATGGCTGAAGCATATACTTATATAGGTGGTCGTGTATTTACATATAAACCGAATGGATTTCCTTCAGTTCACTGGGAAAGTGGTGCTGGGCGTATCCATACATCCCATCGTAATATACTCTCTTACATAGATCAGTATAAGTTAACAACTATCCCTATCCCTTCTAACACAGAGTTTATCTCAGAAAATGGTGAGGCAAATGGAAGCCTACCTACCTTATATACAACGGTCCTACATACAGTATCGCTGCTGCCAGCTAAGATTCTTGCAACATATACTCTCGCTGAAATTATTCTACAAGTCTTTGGCAAAGAAAAAGCTGACGCATTCTTACACTATTATCCATATCGTGCTGAAGTTGCTACACTCCGAGCTGATCTAGGATTACAAGCATTTAAGAAAGAAATGGGATCATCATCCTTTGTGGTTGTGAAAGAGGGATTGGGTGTACTGATCGATTCGATGGTTAAAACTCTAAAGAAGCGTGGTGTAGCATTTCTCCTAGAACATCGTCTAACAGGTCTATCAACTCGTGATCAAATGCCAATGTGTCTACTATTTAACAAGGATAAGCCACTATATGCAAAGCGAGTTATTCTAGCATTACATGCTGAAGCACTTCGTGGTGTTACGCCTTTTAAAGAGTACTCGCCACTGAAACATCTTACGATGTGCCCCCTTCTACGAACATATGCTATCTTCCCTGTTATCAATGGAAAAAGTTGGTTCTACAATATGCCTCGTATTGTGACAGATAGTCGTTTACGTCATATCATTCCAGTGAATCAGAAAAAAGGCGTTATTATGACCTCTTACACTGATAGTAAAGATACGGAAGCTTGGAAAGATGATTCAACCTTATCAAAGGAAGTTATAGGAGATCTACGAAAATTACTTCCAGAAAAGAAAATTCCGGCACCTCTATTATTCAAATCGCATTTATGGAAGGATGGATGTTCCTATTGGTTGCCTGGATTATATGATCCAGCTGAAGTATCTTTAAAAATTATGCAGCCACTTCCGATGAGACTACCCTATGTATTTGTATGTGGTGAAAGTTATAGTATGAAACAAGCATGGATGGAAGGTGCCATTGAACATGCAGAAGCAATGTTACAGAAATACTTTTTTCACACGTGATAGAAATGAATATGATAGGTATTAATCTATTTCATATAGTATTTGTAGTTCCTTTATTCCTCTATGTTGCTATATTTCGTGGCCTGGTTCCATCTTGGGTATACCAATCACTTCTTGGGCTAGGTCTTCTAGTCCTTATATATCATGCATATAAAGTAATAATTCTCTGGAAGGCTTCCTCTCCGTACCTGTGGGTTAGTATGATTCATGTATTTTTTGTAGCACCACTACTATTATTTATAGGTAAAAGTGCATATGATACACCTAGGTGGGCATTTGAACTTTTAGCATTAGAAGCATTTGCTGCACTGGGATATCATACATATAGAATTATTATGGCTGTTCAAGATTTACATAGTAATTCTTCGGAAAAACACGTCTAAAACCAATCAATTCTTTTAGATAGAATATATAAATGATTCCTATTATCATCATATGTTATAATAATTATAAATATGTAGATAATACAATTCGTCAGATTCTTACAATAAATGAAGAATTCTTACCATATATTCATATTATGAATAATGCAAGTACAGATCCAGATACAGTAAAATATTTAGAGTATGTACATGTGAAAGTTATACAAAATGAAAATAATGGTCCTAGAATATCAGATATAAATAATAAACATATATATGATACATTGCCTGATAAATTTATTTTAACTGATGCTGATTTAGAATTTAATAAAGATCTTCCAAAGGATTTTATTGATCACCTAGTATCAATATCTGATGTGTTTAATTGTTCAAAAGTCGGATTTGCATTAAGGATTGATGATTATGCTGATATGTATCAAGGTATTTATTTTAATGGAAAAACGATTTATGATTGGGAATTGCCATATTGGTGGCAAAAAGATTCAAATACTGATTATGATTTATATTGGGCAGCGATTGATACTACATTTTGTGTAATAAATAAGCATGGAAATAAATTAAATTTACGAGTTGGTGGCAATTATACAGCTAGGCATCTGCCATGGTATAGGGAAAATTCTATTATATCATTAAACGAACAATATAAATTATATACCTTTTCTGGCAAAGATGATTATGAATATATTGATAAAGATAAACATCATAAATATGCTAAATATTCTACAATGTCTGACTTATTTTTAGATCATGTGAATAGTACATATAAAAAAGAAATTATAGATGGTGCTACTGTATTTATTCCTAAACACCAAGAATCTCCTTAATATCAGGCGTTAACACTGTTTCATGTAGACAACCAACTACATGATATACAAATGCGGGTTTACTTTTGAATAGTGTGCCGCAATGAGTACATTGACAAATACCTTCTTCAGTTTTACCGAGCAAGGCATTTGTATGTATTGTAAGATGTTTTAGAAGATAATGACTTCGTAGACCACCTTTTCTATGTGTTTTGAATGAGCAATTATCTTCAGGACATTCAATCTGATCAGGCTTATCCTTCACTCGTTCAGGATGTCTAGCAAGAATATGATTATCAAGATTTTGTTGCATCGATGTCTCATAATTACAATCCTTACATTTATGCTTGAATGTACCCATATGATTTGCTTTATAGTGCATATTCATCGTAGATTGATTCTTTTTTATAATGTTACAGTGGATACATTTGAATTCACCAGAAGGAGTTTTATCGTATTTGAATACCATGGCTACCCTATGATAAGGATGGATGGAAGTTTCAATTTTTGCATTGGCCCTTGACCCTTGGCCCTTGGCCCTAGGACCCTAGGAATCGCTTGCCGCTAGCAAAATTCCTCTAGTATACTCAGAAAAGCATGGAGTGTCGCAAGAAACCATTTCCCTGGAATACCGCAAAAGTTGCCAGAAGTCCATTTCGTACATTAAAGACAGCTAAGAAAGCTGAAAAAACATTCCGCTCTACAAGAAAAATCGGCTTTACAGCTAGATCTTCCTTAAAATCAATGGGGCGTATTCCACGCACATCAGGAAAGAAGAACACATGTTATCAACTTGGAAATAAATACAAAGGTCGTCTATAACAATTGCTTTCTATAGACTCTCCACTGACGCAAATATTCATACAGAATAATGGATGCTGCAATCGATACATTTAAGCTTCTTACAATTCCATATTGTGAAATTGTAATACGCGGAACTCCAGCTAACTTCGCCAGCCATTCACGAGAGAACCCATGGCTCTCAGATCCCATAATGAAACATACTGGTCTAGTATCTTGTATAATCGGCTTGAAATTCATATCTTCAATTGCGTGGCCACCCTGCTCTATAATGATTGGCTGTAACCCCTCTTCCTTAAAGAAGGATGCTGGATCAATCGTGGCCAATTTATGAACTTGGATGTAATTCTTAGATCCGACTTCTGGCCGAGCATCATATTTACGACGACCGACTATCCAGACATCTGAACATCCTAGGACAGCCGCAGATCGTATTGACATAGCAATATTCATATTTCCATCTAGATTCAAGAGCATCAGATGAATAGGTAATGAAGTCTTCTTGGAAATTTCCTGGATACATTCCTTGGACTTTGATTGAAAGACTGTATGTACATTATACTTGATTGGGCGTAAATAAGGATTCTCTGACATTTCCTTCTAGCAACTGCTTACTACTTAATTTGCACGCCACAACTTCAATTTTTATTAGGAACTGCCGCCAAAAATTGAAAGCTTACAGCTATTCTGTCATTAGCCACCCAACATGTCGTGGCTCGCAGGTACACTGGAACTTACATCCAAGGTTCGGTATGGATTGACAAGCCGTGGTGTTCCACTCTTCAAATTTGTGCCATATGATAAGCGATACAGCACATATTCTGTTGGATGTTCTATGCGTGATTTGAGTAAGAATCAGCATGTTATTATTGAGCCTGTTTCCTCATCAGATGAGCAGCTGAAAGCTCAGAAGCAGCAGCCAAAAGGGATTCTTATCCAGAATTTTGGCCCTCCAACTGTTGAAAGCGAAAAACAACTTCTCCTTGCTACATATGCGTATGATAGTCAGAAGGACTTAAGGAAGCCGCCTGTTCAGCTAAAATTACGTGAACCCCTTGTACCTGAACCCAGTCCTAGAACCACTGTTACACAAGGCTTCACCTTTCACATTGATCCACCAGGATGTCGAGATGTCGACGATTCCTTCACATTCATTCGCTGTACAAACTTCTGGAAAGTCTATATTAATATTGCAGATGTAGCTGCCTGGATTCCTACCGATTCCACGATGGATACATTTGCAAGTAAGAGGACGACCACATTCTATTCCACCGAAGGAAAAGCCTTAGCACCTATGCTACCATCAGCACTCTCAGAAGGTCAGGCATCCTTGCTTCCTGGTGAACTTAAACCAACACTCTCTCTTACATTCGACTGGTATCCTGGTAAACCAATTGACTCCTTTCGATTCATTGAAACAATGACACAGACCACTATGTCATTCACCTATGAACAAGCAAGTGATACTATCCTATCAGAGTTGAAAGCACTTAGGCAACTTGCGGTAGAATATGGAGGTGTGTATACAGATAGTCATACCTGGGTACAGATTCTCATGCTCATGTACAATGAACAAGCAGGAATGCTCTTACACACTCACAAGAAAGGCATTCTTCGTCGTCATTCTGCCCCTAAGAAAGAAAAGCTTGAAATGATCTCTGCACTCAATGATCCTACATTGCTTATCTTGGCATATGAGGCTGCTGAATACTGTTTGGCAACCGATGAGAGTTATCATTACGGTCTTGATAAATCGACATATGCGTATGCTTCCTCACCTCTACGCAGATATGCGGATCTAGTGAATCAACGACTCTTGAAGGCTATTCTGAATTTCACGATTAATAGGACTGCGGCTCCTTCAGCTGAACTTGTAGACTATTTGAATCGTCGTCAGAAACAGGCAAAGGCATTTACACGCGATATGTTCTTCTTAACCGTGATTTCTTCCATGACAAGTTCCTCTGTTACAGGAAAGATAATTGATAAGAAGGATACTACCGTTAGGATTTGGGTCCCTGTATGGAAACGAATTATTAAGACACGCTCTGATATAGGTGTTCTATATGACACCGTTGATATTTCCTGGTATGATAATCGTGAAAGTCCTCGATGGAAGGAAAGAATGGTATTTAGACTAACAGTGGTCTAAAAATTGCTGTCAGATATAGTATAAGAATGCCTATGAAATTCACATGCGATTTCCCTCGTACACGCTCGATGTGTATTAAGCTCGAAGGCCTCTATTCCTTTTTACTTGGGTCTTCTCTAGGATCCTACGATCTTACATGGGAATGCCCTGTTTCCAAAGGCTATTCTGGATTCCGTATTACTAGAAGTCAGAGGAAGGCTGGTGACTATTACAGGGAACCATATCCTCTATATATTGAATTGCTATATCCTCATTTTACATCTACTCCGAAACTACAAGTACAAATGAATACTGATGATTACTTGGCATTTCTCCTAATCATTGAAAAGGAAATTAAGGAACAGTATTCTGTGAAGCTGCCAATTTTTAATACTGGTAAATACTAAATGCCGATTGACTTTCTACTCGTATCGTTTTTAATTATCTTGTGGTGGATAGGAATTTGGGGATTTGTCGAGACTATTGCTCATCAATATATTAAAGGATCTCCGATACGAGCCATTGCAGTCTATACCTCTATCATGGTGTTTGTTGTAGTCATTGTGAATGTATATCCTTCTGTATTAAATAAATTAATGTAAACTAGAATGGCTCCTACTGCAGGTGAAATATATTATTCACGACAAGAGCTTTTACAACAATCTAGAGCTGATACAAGTCCAATAGGATTACAACGAACTGAATTAATGGATCAGGTATCTATATTTATGATCAGTGATCCAAGATATCTAAGTATTAAAGTAACATATTTTACAAAACCTTTTACACCTGTTCATGACTATACATATTGTGAAGAATATATACTCGCAGGGCTTGCCGATGATGTAATTCAGCGTATAGATACAGTAATTAAGCCTGATTTTATAGCATATTTAAATTCTCCTACGATGACAATTGATGGAGTAGAACAATTTTTACAGACATATCGTATATTAAATCTAGATTTTGTAATGGATCCAGTTACATTATTTACACCATTGCTGTATGCTATATCTACGAATAATAGTGCACTTGTAAAAGTATTGTTAGAGAATGATGCTGATCCAAATTATATACCCTCTGAGGCAAACAGTATTGTGTTCGAAGAAATACCTTTATTTCTTGAAAATAATAATTTTCCTTTTCCATTATATCTTGCAATTAAAAATTGTAATTCTGAGATTGTTGAATTATTATTTGACATAGCAGAAGTTAATCCAAATCTTAAAGTAAATGGAATAGATGGAATAGCAATTAATACTGCAATTGTAATGTATGCTCGTACAAATGATAATGAGGATAATGAATTTGGACCTGAAGATCATCCAAATATACATAATATTATTATTTTGCTACTTGATAATATGACTACTGTATCATCCATAACATTTAGAGAAGCAATTGTACATATATATAATGTAAGGATATTTGATTCTATTTTAACGACATTTTTAGAGAATGATGGTGATATAAATGATCGGCCAGTTATTAACCAATCCTTTATAGAAGTAGCAGTATCTGTAGGAACAGTTAAAGATAACATTAAATGTATTAAAAAAATATTACGAGTGCCTGAGTTTGATTTTAATACAAAAGATGCTGCTGGAAATTCATTACTGTATTTAGGGGCATCACTTGATAATTTAGAATTTGTGAAAGAATTAGTGAATAGATATAATCAGCCGATTGATGCTAGATTACAGAATGCACTGCGATTCAATCTATTTACACCGAGAATACAGGCTTTTTTAAAATCA